TCTAAAGGGTCTTTTTGTTTTGGTTTAGGTTGTATATTTTTGTATGCCATAGCTAAATATCTAAAGCTATCTGATGCGTGTGATGCCCAATTATGCAAAGGTGTTCTTTTAAATACTCGTTTTATATCGTCCCAATCTCTTTGGTAATTTCTTAACGCATTAAGTCCATCTTCGCATTTTTCTTGGTCAAAATAACAATGTTGTAATAATAATCGTACAGCATTTATGCCATCATCAACTTTATGGCTTGGCACAATACGAGGGCGTCTACCCATATTTATTAAAGTTTCTGCCCTCGTCCTCCCTGTTCCTAATTCTCGTACTTTGGCATCATGGGGTAAATAATCATCGCCATAATAACTATAAGGCAATTCTTCCATCATTTTAACATAATGGTCTAATCCAACCCCACCACTTTCATAATAATCAATAACTCGTATTTCTCCCATAGTTACTTGGAAAAACCATAATGCACAACTATCCGATATTCCTAAATCCCATGCCACATGAACTGGCAATGCTTCGTCATATTCTATTTTTGTAATACGACCTTCTTGTTCTGCATCAATAATTAAATTACCATAATACGACCCTTTGATAGCTGCTGCCCAACTACATTCAAACTCTTGCATATATTCATCTTCACCCATTTGTTGCTTTGCTGCTTCTAATTCTTTAGGGTCTACAACTTTTGTTTCTGATGCTTTATAAATAACTCTGTACCAATCTGGATCATGTTTTGCATCTTCATATAATCGCCAAAATTGGTTACGTCCTTTCGGTGTGCCAATAAATATTGCCCATCCTTTTCTATCCACTAAAGCTGGTCTAACAACTTCTGACCATACTCTCGGACTCATATCCGCATATTCATCAAGTATTACGCCATCAAGATAAATACCACGCAACGCATCTGGGTCATCTCCAGCTCCATACAATCGTATTCGACTACCATTAATTAAATCTACTCGTAATTCCGATTGATTTATTTTAGTGCCAGGAATACCTTTTGTATAATATACCAAATAATCCCACGCTACCGCTTTTGCTTGTCGATAATACGGAGCAATGTACGCATAACGTCCATCACTACGTTCTGTTTTCAATTCTAATGCTTTTCGTAATAACTCCGTAACAGCATACACAGACTTTCCCCAACGTCTATGCGATACACAGATTTTAAATCTTTTATTATTCTGATGCAGTTTTGCCTGTAATGGTCTAGGCGTATAAGGTATTGTAATATGCACTACTCAATCCTTTTATTTTCTACTTCCCCTTCAACGACCTTCATTTCCTTCGGTGGGTCTAATGAAAAACTTACACTTATCTGATTAGGTATTCCCTCATGTTCCACCTTCTCTTGAAATCCCCCCTTAGTCTTTGCCAAAAATATAGCCGATATCGTATCGCCATTCATAGCTTTCTTATACAACTGACTACCTATATTCATAGTTAATCGTTCTTTGCCAGTTTCTAATGCGTGTTGAAAATGTTTCCGTAATGTTTTAGCACTACATCCTACTAATTTTGCTATCTGCTCATGGGTTAACCCAAATCCTACTCCCAACGAACATACTTTCTCTTGCTCTGGGGTTGGTTTGAAATTAGGGCGACCACCTAAATCTTTATTCATTTAATAACTCCGCTTTTTTACCTGTAAAATTTTCCCATCTTTTTACTATTACATCACAGTATTTAGGGTCTAGTTCCATAATTCTAGCTTTTCTGTTAAGTTTTTCACAAGCAATTAATGTACTACCAGAGCCACCAAATATATCTAGTATAATATTTTTCATTTTACTGCTGTTTTTTATTGCTCTACTTGATAATTCTACAGGTTTTTGCGTTGGGTGTTTATATTTTGTATCTTTAGAAATTTTCCAT